AACAGTAGGTTCAAATACATGGACAAATGTTGCAGCAGGTAACGAAACGTGGTTAAGACAAGGGTAAAAAATGGCAAAGACAAAAATTAGTGAATATGATGCAACCGCAGGTAATAATACTGATATTAATAGTATTAACATAGACGAGGGTTGCTCACCATCAGGTATCAATAATGCTATTCGTGCAGCAATGTCACATTTAAAAGCATTTCAAACAGGCACAAGTGGTGATAATCTTACAGTAGGCGGTACTTTATCTGTAACAGGTACAAGCACACTTACTGGTGATGTAACTGCACCTACACAAACATCTTCTGATAACTCTACTAAAGTTGCTACTACTGCATTTGTTACATCTAAAGTAGGTACGTTAGGTACTATTTCTACTCAAAATGCTAACGCTGTTTCCATTACAGGCGGTACTGTTGATGGAACAACATTAGGTGCTACTACTGCATCTTCAGGTGCATTTACAACATTATCATCTACTGGTAGTACAACATTTAAAGCGTTAGTAACAGCAGGTGAAACAACTACTGTATCTGCTACTGCAGCAACAGGTACTATTAATTATGATGTATTAACGCAAGGTGTTTTATACTTTACATCTAATGCTTCAGCAAATTGGACTGTTAATGTAAGAGGTAATAGTGGAACTTCATTAAATACTCTTATGGCTGTAGGTGAAACTCGTACTATTACATTTTTAGTTCCTCAAGGTACTACAGCTTATTATCAATCATCCTTTACTATTGACGGAAGTTCAGTCACTCCAAAATGGCAATTAGGTGTAACACCCAGTTCAGGAAATGCAAGTAGTATTGATGTTTATGTATTTAGTATTCTTAAAACAGCAAGTGCTACATACACAGTATTAGCATCACAAACTAAATTTGCATAAGGATTATAATGCCTTTAAATATTTCAACAGGTACTGCATCTGCAAAAGGCTTTGGATTTACTGGAAATAACCTTATTAGAATACCTGCATCTGGAAGTATATCGCAATATTTTAATTTATCTTACCTATATGGTAATCCTACAATATTATCATGGACTCGTAGTGGTGATACTTTTAGCTACAATTTATCTTCTGCAACAACTTATTGTGGTTCTACATATAGCACAAGTAGCACAGCATCTATAACAAAAGTATTATCTGGTGGTGTATTAGTAGAAACAGTTTCATTTACATTTAATCACCCTAAAGATTGTTGTGCTGGTAACCAAAACTATATTTATGAAAGCTATACTTTAACAATGAGTACATCAAATACAGCAGTATTAACAGCCACTTCATCTAGTGGTTCACAAACAGGTTGTTAATATGATTACTACTAAATATCAATTAGAAACAGATAAATTTTTATTCAAAGCTGATTATGATGATGAATTAAACATCATTTATAACCACTATGAAGATAAAGAAAAAAAAGAAAAGTTTGTTACAAATAATATAGGTGAATTTAATGGTCGTGTTAAGTTTGACAAAAATACAATTGATACTTATGTATCTCAAGCCATAGGTGCAGCATTTCCAATATTAGTAGAACCCATTGGATTTGTATTTACATATGATGATTTAGAAGCAAGAAAACAATATATTAGTGAAGAAAAGTTTAATCAAATTGTTGCTCAATATCCAAGACTTATTAAAAGAATAAATCAATTAGGATTGCATACTCAAATTATCTATAGAGTTGAAACTTTGCATAATTTTGATACAGGCGAACAAACAAGTAAAGTTATATTTGATAATACTGAAGATAATTGGTGGTCATCACAAGATACTCCATCATATTTAACATCTGAAGTATTTACACCAGAAGAACAAGAAAAATTTGACCAAACCTTATCTGGTTTAGTATATTTAAACCCAATAGAACGATATATATGGAATGTTATTAAAATGATTCCTAAAATTAATTGAGAAAACATGACAATACGCAGATTACAATTTACAGAATGGAAACCAGACCAGCCAGCTATTGGTGATAGTCTTAATGACGCTAAAAATGTTGTTCCTGTTTTAGCAGGCTATGCTCCATTTCCTAGTGCATCTAACTTATCTAATGCAGCTAGTGAAAGTCTTAACAATGTATTTGTAGGTAAGATTGGTGATACAGTTCAGTTATTTGGTGGTGGTGCTTCCAAACTATTTAAGTTTGATGCTACTAACCTTGCAATGACAGACGTATCTAAAACTGGTGCTTATGGCGGTACTGTTCGTTGGCAATATGCACAGTTTGGCTCTATATTATTAGCAGCTAACTATCACGAACCTATACAGGCTTGGACTTTAGGTGTTTCTAGCACATGGCAAGATTTAGGTACATATATTAACGGTACTTATACTAGAACACTTACAGTGGTTACAGTCACTACATCTACTGCACATGGTTTAACTACTGGTAGTACATATAAGATTTATTTTAAATCAGGCGGTGCATTATCTGGTAACTACGTTATCACTTCTACAAGCTCAACAACATTTACTTTTAGTACTGCAGCTAGTGGCACTATTGCTACAAGCAATTTAAGTGTGTATACATCATCTGCACCTACTGCTAAATATGTCACAGTAGTGCGTGACTTTGTAGTTTGTGCAAACATATTAGATACACCAAATAAACTTCAGTGGTCTGATATTGCTAATGAAAGCAATTGGACTTCTGGCAATGCTTCACAATCTGATTTCCAGTTAATTGCTGACGGTGGAAACATTACTGGTTTAACAGGTGGTGAAATTGGTATTGTATTCCTAGAAAAAGCTATCTACCGTATGCAGTACATTGGTAGCCCTTACTTCTTCCAGTTTGACGCTATATCACGCAATCTTGGTTGTATTGAAGGTAACTCTATAGCACAGTACGGTGGTATGTCTTACTTCTTATCAGATGATGGATTCTATTCATGTGATGGTAAAAGAATTACTCCTATTGGTGTAGAAAAAATAGATAGATATTTTTACAATACATTTAACATTGCTAAATCTGACACCATGTCAGCAACTATTGACCCTATTCGTAAACTTGTTATCTGGAATTATCCTACAGTAGCAGGTGGCAACGCACTTATTATTTATAATTGGCAACTTAATAAATGGTCAAGAGCTGAAACAGATACTACTTATGTAGCTTCTGCTGCTTCTACAGGTGTTACATTAGAAGGTATTGGTGCTTTATATACTAGCATTGAAACAGTACCAGCTTCACTAGATGACCGTATTTGGGCTGGTGGTAAATACGTTTTAGCAGGTGCTAGAGGTGCTTATATTGTTACATTTACAGGTGCTAATACTACTGCAAACCTTATATTATCAGATTTTGAAGATGGTTATAACTCTATAGTTAAACTTGCTAGACCTATTATTGATAATGGTGCAGCTAATGTTGCTATAGCTTCAAGACGTAAGCTAGATGACACTATTGCATTTACAACTGCTGCTGCAGCAGGTGAAGGTGGTCGTGTACCATTAAGAAATGCTGGAAGATGGCATAGATTAAGCATTACACCTACAGGAAGTTGGACAACAGCTATAGCAATTGACATAGATACTGAACCACAAGGAAATAGATAATGGCTCGTAGTGATATGTACAGGGGTTTAAACCCTGTAGGTGCTGAACCTCGTGAGATAAGTGAAGTTACTAATGGTATATTAAACGGTAAAACAAACAATACTGGTACTGTTACTTTAGCTGTTGCAAGTGCTACTACTACTACTATTTATGATGAACGTATAGGCTTTAATAGTGTTATACTTCTAATGCCAACTACAGCTAATGCAGTTTCTGTTGTAACAAGTACTTATGTAAGTTCTACTAATAAAGGCAATGCAGTTATAACTCATACAGCTAATACAATTACGGATAAAATATATAAATACATAGTTATTGCATGATTTTACACTATATACCTAAACAAGATTTAAGGCAACATTGGAACTATGTAAAACATGGTCTTGAATTAGTTCGTGCTAAAGGTCACACAGAATGGATAGTAGAAGATGTCTACTGTGACTGCTACGAAAATCGTTCTATGTTATTTATCGGAATTATTGACAAACAACCAGTTGGCTTTGTCGTTCTACAGCCTATAGGAAATACACTTCATGTATGGGCTACATGGTCTACACTTAATGACAAAACATTATTTCATCAAGCATGGCAAGAAATACAAGTAATAGCAAAACAAGGCGGCAAGTCTAAAGTTACATTTTCATCACAACGTAAGGGATGGGAACGTAATGCAAGGGAATTAGGATTTAAACCTCAAACATGGGAATTTATACTTTAAGGAAAGCAATATGAAATTACTGAATTTATCTAACTGGGTTCAAT